GTTTCCCAGTCACGATCTGGAGGATGAGCGACGGATCGCCTATGCGGCTTGCCTGAACTCAACTTATACGCCTTGCCTGGTTTACCTCGGTTTATAAGTAGTTTTCTCGTTTCATAGGAATCCTAGCCCCTGATGTCACTTTAAATTTATTAAATGATTTTTAAGGATTTTAGACCGCGAAGATACGATGCGTTATAACTGTTTCGATTGATTAGATACGGAAGTGCTCCTGTAAGGGATGCCCGGATTTGATTGAATGAGTCGACATTGGGTCTTTGAGTCCAGTTTAGATTCTGGCTGCTATGTTCGCAAGGCTTACACTGCGTGTTTCATAGGGCCGACCATTCAGAAATAATTCAACAGTTACTTATGAGAAGGAAGCACCTATCTCTATCAATAACCTGCTTGAGTAATGCTCTTACATTTGAGTTGAAGAGTCTCGCTCGTTGTTGATATATTTAACTTTAACCCTACGTGGGCGTTGATATTGTAGGCTGGATGTTTCAATGTGTCAAAATGATTAATTTTTCTAAATATACTTATGATTATGGACGTGTGACGAGTGAGAGGTTGCTGTGTCGCGATAACGAATACAGACACAGTTTAATCTACGATTTGATCATGACTACTTCTTTTTGGAAGAAGGATAGCCTTCTGGCTGCGCTTGACTTTAAGTGTTTGGACATGAGTGCGAAAGGGGCTTTATATCGCTTCCACTATTGGAACAAAGTTGTTCCCATCCGGTTGCCGGAGAATAAAGCGAAAGCTCGTGCAGTTCTTCAGCGAATTGGAAAGAAACCCCTTGAAGTTAGAATGAGTAACGGATCACGAAAAGGAGAACCCTCTCGAGCTGACATGGAAAATGAAATGATGCGGGCTGAAGGCTGGTTTGATACCACCATCACTCATAATGTTCATGTTCCTCAATTGGATTCGATTATGGGAGCCCTCACGAGTATGGTAGAAAAATTGGACGTGCCTACGACTGTCATGGATACCTTGATTCAATCGATCGTGAATTTGACTTTATTGTGCAAAATTGATTTGAAAGATTGGGTTGCCGTTTCAGCATGGGCAATGAATGCTTTGATGTCTCTTGGAGTCAAAACTACTCAGGTCTTGGGATTTCTTTCGAAATTTAAGTTCCAATCGGAAACTCAGCTTGAAGCCCAAGGACTGACAAACTTTTCCTGGGTGCAATTCTTGTGCTCATTTTTCTCCATTGGAATTTTTAAGACTGAACTCCCGAAGGAGGCGATGTTGGCAATTACGAAGATTGGAGGAAGTGCCCGTGGAATCATGAACATTTGGCAGTTGATCGAAAAGATTGTGAAGGATGGAATCCCCTTGATCTACAAGTTCGTTGTAGGAGTTCCCTACGAAGTGTCGCAACTCGAAGCTTATTTCGATGATATCCGAGAATGGTACGATGAAGTTAACCGAGTTGTTACAGTTGGAACATTGGATGAAATTGCCGTGAACCTGGATAAGTGCAAGGAGATTGAGAACTTGTTCCGGAAAGGAATGACTTACATGTCCCGAGCTGAAGAGATGCGTATGGATCCAAAGATGGTGAGAACCATTGAGTTTCATTTTAATGTTTTGAAGGTCTTTTATGATAAAGTCCAAGCCTCCGGAGCATTTAAGTGTTCTCCTCGAGTGGAGCCGTTGGTGGTTGCCGTTACAGGAGACCCCGGAGTTGGAAAATCGGGAATGATGTTTCCCCTAGCCATTGAGATTTTGAAGGCTTGCGGGTTGGACAAGAATGAAATGAAGAAGTGGGCCAGCCATATCTATACGAGAAACGTGAATCAAGGACACTGGGACGGGTTCAATGACCATTTGATCTGCATGTACGATGATTTTGGCCAGAAGCGTGATACTGTTGCTGCCCCGAATGAAGAATTTATGGAAGTGATCAAGACGGCTAACTTGGCTCCTTATAATCTGAATATGGCTGCGTTGTCGGAGAAAGCACGGACGTATTTTCGATCTAAGGCCATAATTTTGAATTCAAATACATCGTACTTCAATCCGCAATCCATTACCCATCCTGAAGCCGTTCGAAGGAGAATCGACATTATGGCTCAAGTTTGTGTGAGACCGGAATTCAGATTGGCTGGAACCCCCAGAATTGACCGTGAAAAAGTTCGAAAAGCATTCCCGCAAGGATTCACTACAGAGATTTATCAGATGTGGCTTCTTGACCCTTTGACTGGCCATCATGCCCGCAGAGATCCGATTTCTTATGATGAATTCTTGGCGAGGGCTTTATATAAGTTTAATGACAAGATCAAGGGATCAGAAGAACAACTGGCATACTTGAACAACTTGGCCGCTCAGGGAGACTGTGCCCCGGATATTGAAAGCTGGACTGAAGATTCGTGGCTTGCTGCTTTTGAGGCTTATCAAGATGGAGATTGCCAAGCTTTTCCCGAGTTTCGCGAGGACTTGATTAGTTTGACTGGATTTAAGATTTGGCTGCATGGAAACCTTGATAATGTCAACTGGGATATCTTGCGAGAGATGCATAAAAATCCCATGTTGCGTGCTATGGACCATTACGCGAGCAGACTTTTTGGCAGACAAATTGTGCTCTCGCAAGAAGTGAAATTTTTCGTCGAGAAATCAAAACAGTGTGTTATGGATTTCTTTGAGAGAGCGAAAAGTTTCACAGCACGAGCTATTGAGATGATCAAGAAATATCCTTTGATTACTGCTTTAATGGTGGCTGTGCCTTTTGTTGGAGCTTGTTGGTGGGCCTCTCAGGAGTCTCCGGAAGAAGAAGCTAGAAGACAAATGATTGTCCGCTTGAATGGAATGACTGAGGAAGAACTCAATAATCCAGCTACCTTTGCTGAAGTTTCTCAATCGGGAGACTACAAGACAGCTAAGAAAGCTATGAAGACTGAGATCGGACAATCGGGGGACTATAAGACCTCCAAGGCAAAGATGAAAGTTGAGGCTTCCCAGTCTGGAGATTACAAGACTGTTCGAAAAGCAATGAAGACTGAACTGTTGGCACAGGGCTATCATGCTGAACTGCAGGAGGATCAGAATGCGTTCAACTTGGCGAAGAAGTTGTATGCCAACTCCTACTTCATTGACATCTTGAAAGATGATGTGCGAATTGGGAGAATGAGAGGCATTTTTGTGAGAGGAAGAACATTTCTTACCGCTCGCCACCTGTTGCCTACTTTGCGGAGAGGGACTCACGTGTGGTTGCACAATTCAAAGAAGAAGGAAGGTTTCCTTGTTCCTATTGAAAGACTGCAAGTGGTTGAAGTCCGTGATAGACAGGGAGACTTGAAGGATCAAATCTTGATCGACATGAGTGTGCTTGTGCATGATCATCCTGATGTTTTGGGCAGTGTTGCGACTTCCGAGGAGATGTCGAGATTCCAAAAATCGAAAGCTGTGTTGATTACACCTGATGAAGATAATGTTATCTTTCGGTACGGAGATGCCCATTCTCGGGATATTGAGAGATCTTACGAGTCTTCTGATGCTGTTTACAAAATTCGGAAGCACTACGAATATTCCCTGGAGACTGGGAGAGGAGATTGTGGATCACCACTTGTGGCAATTTCTACACTTCTTGCGCGGAAATTGATTGGAATCCATGTTGCTGGTGGAAAAGGAATTGGAGTTGCTACCCCTTTGAATCAAGATGATATCAGGGAATCCATGAAGAAATTGGGAGAAGATGCCGAAGTCATTCTCGATGCTCAAGACTGGGTTGTGGACCTCAAATTTCCAGAAGAATTGAAATTGCCCGATGGAGACTTTACTGCGCTGGGAGTGGCTCAATACGTCGAGGGTGCTAATTCCAAGACTGACATTGAACCTTCAGTGATTCATGGCTATGTTGAACCATCTACGAAACCTTGCTACTTGAGACCTATCCAGGTAAATGGAAAGGAGGTTGACCCAATGATGAACGGTTTGAAGAAATGTGCTAAGCCATCTTCTGCTTTGAATGAGAACTTCTTGAAAGCGGCTGTTAATGACGTAAGGAGGAATTTTCCGAGGGATAAGGAGAGACAGCGCGTTTTAACAAATTACGAAGCAATGGCTGGTGTTGAAGGAGATGCTTTTGCAACGCCTTTGAAGCTTTCAACTTCTGCCGGTTATCCGTGGAAGAAACAGAGTAAGAAACCTGGAAAGACGGAATGGTGTGGAAAGGATGGAAACTATGTCATGCATCCTGATTTGGAGAAGGCCTTGAGTGATCGCGAAGAAAAAGCAAGAAATAACGCTCGTTATCCTACCATTTGGGTGGACACGTTGAAAGACGAGCGACGACCTATTGCTAAGGTTGACCAAGGAAAGACTCGAGTTTTCTCTGCTGGGCCTGTGGATTACATCGTTGCCTCAAGAAAATATTTCCTCGGTTTCGCTGCACATGTTGCTGCAAACAGAAACAGGAACGAGATTTCCGTTGGAACCAATGTGTATTCCACCGATTGGGATGTCATTGCGACTATCATGCAAGAAAAGGGAAAGAATGTCATTGCTGGCGATTTCTCGAATTTTGATGGTACGTTGAATGTGGAGATCCTACATGCCATTTGTGATATCATTAACGATTGGTATGATGATGGTGAGGAGAATCAACGCATTAGGAGAATTCTGTGGAGAGAAACTGTCAATTCAATTCATGTGTGTAAAGATTCGATTTACATGTGGACTCATTCGCAACCTTCTGGAAATGCCTTGACTGCTATCCTCAATTCAATGTACAATGCAATTGCCTGTAGATATGTTTGGATGGTGGTTACACAGAAGGAAACCTCCTTGCACTCCATGAAGGCTTTCCGGGAGAACGTTAACATGGTCTCGTATGGTGATGATAATCTGTTGAACGTTTCGGATGAAGTCATTGACATTTTTAATCAATTAACCATGGCTGAGGCTTTCGCTACTTTTGGCATGACTTATACTGACGAGGCCAAATCTGGTTCAATGGTTAAATGCAGGACTTTGGATCAAGTTGGATACCTGAAGAGGAATTTTGTCTTTGATGAGGCAATGCATAGCTGGAAGGCACCGCTGGACCTAGACACTGTTCTTGAGATCCCCAATTGGGTGAGAAGGAGCCCGGATATTGAAGAAGCGACTGTTTCCAATATTGAAGATGCTACGGCTGAACTCTCGCTTCATGGTGAAGAGATCTTCGATAAGTGGTCGAAAGTCTTGACACGAGTTGCGCGAGAACATGGATTAGAACCAAAGATTTTAACTTACTATGAATATGTGAACTGTGAACGATTTGTTAAGGGAGCGCTGAGTGCGTTTGCTTAATCACACGAATGGGACTTTCATGAAATGAGTGAAGCGTGAATGTAGCAAAGCCTGAATCGTGTGTGGAAGACGAGATTGTTTTTACGATCTATTGATAAGTGTGTGCGTCTTTAAATATTGGCTACTTATCCACTCTGACTTGTTATATGTACTTAATCCTGTCGTATAATTTCAAGATGAATTTAATGGATTGCTATGAATGATAAAGAAAAATCTACGTCGCTAGAACAATATCAAATTACCCGTTTTGTTGATGACGTTGTTCCAACCACTTACGTCAAACCTGCCGTTGCCCAACCCTCTGATTGGATGAAGGAAGCAGAGGAAATGATGCCCCATAATATTAAGGACATCTTGCAGAGACCTGTTGAAGTCTCCAGTGGGACATTCTCCGATACATTCTCTGGAGTCACCATCGATTTTCCTTCTGCCCTTATTGGTGCCTCGGCCAATTTGAAATCTAAATTAGATTATTTTGAATTCTTCCGTGCGGACATCCATGTGAAGGTCGTATTTAATGCCACGCCCTTCCAGCAAGGAAAGTATTGGGTGTTCTTTTCCCCTTATGATTCGGTTTCTGGACGCGGAAGCACTGGAACCCTTCCCAATGCCACTGGCTATCCCGGGACGGAAATTGATATCGCGTCTGGCGCATCAGTTGAGCTTCAGATTCCCTATTGTGCACCACTATCGCACTATCGTCTGACGAATGGCGAGGGACAAATGGGAGAGCTCAAGATTGTGCCGATTCAAAATTTGGCGAGTGGAATTGCAAGTGACAGCGCCGCCTTTACGGTATTCGCATGGTTTGAGAACATTGAACTTACTATGCCAACCCGGCTTGTTGCCCAGATGGATGAGGAGGAAGTTAAAACCGAATCTTCCACCATCCGAGCAATTGCCGAAGGAGTCGGAAGTGTAGCCTCTGCATTTGTGGAAGCTGTGCCTCCTCTGGCGCCATTGGCAAAGCCCCTTGGATGGGTACAGAGAGCCGTGAGTGGAACTCTATCCGCGTTTGGGTTTAATAAACCAACGAGCGAACATCAGAATTGCCCTTATGCGAATTTGCCCGGGAAAGGATATACTGCAATGGATGGCGTCGATCTTTCAACGAAACTTGCCGCTGCCCCTGACAATAATCTAGTCACCAAAAGTGGAATTTTCTCAAGCTCAGTGGATGAGATGGATATTGATTTTGTGAAGTCTAAGTCTTGTATTGTGTTTGAAGATGTAACGTGGGATACTACTCAGGCCGCTGGTTCGATTCTCAAGAGATGGGCTAATAGTCCGTGTTCTGTTGAAGGGTCGATTGCGGCTACGATTAGTCCCACGACTCTTACCTATCTCACTTCGATGTTTGGATACTGGCGAGGAGGAATCAAGTACAGACTGAGCGTTGTTAAAACCGCTTTCCACACTGGAAGGCTGCGAGTGTCTTTTATTCCAAGTTCCACTGGAACAATTCCCGTTCTTCCCACTAATTTGGAGTTTTGTCACAATTGGATTTTGGATTTATCCAAATCATCGGAATTGGAATTTACTGTGCCTTATATGAATAATGTGCCATGGTGTCGCACTGCGATTCTTCCTGGAGATTCGCTTGTTATGCCTGGTGTCCTTCCTGCTGCTACTGGATACTTGGTATTTGAAGTTTTGACGCCACTCAGAGCTGCATCCACGAATGTTGTTCAATCCGTTTCATTGGTGCTGTGGCATTCAGGGGATAAAACTTTTGAGCTTGCCGCACCTGAATTTTCACTTGCTTTTGTTGATCAAGATCCTGACTTGCTTGAAGCTCAGATTTGGAATGATACGGAGGAAGCAATTACTCATAATGAACAGATGGTGGATACTTCTACCCCAATGTTTGGAGCCCCCGAGAAAGGATTTACTTTACCGGAGGAACTTTCCATTGGAGAGAAGATTACTTCCCTTCGTCAACTAATTAAGAGATTCGGAGAGGTGTTGCGTGGAACGAATTTCCCCTACAACAATGGAACGTCAACGGCATCACCTGGACCCCAACTACCAGGAGTTAATGATCTGACTCGAATTAACAAGGTAGCGATTGATCCTATTTATTTGGGAGAGAAGGATTCTTCTGGAGAAGTTTCTCAGAATTTCAATCTGCCTACTGGATTTGATGTCTCTGGCGCAAGCACAGGTACAGCTGGCTATAACATCGCCAACGCTAGAACAAGCTCTGTTCCCTTGCATTATATTTCTTTTCTCTTCCGTTTTTGGAGAGGGTCAAAGAGATATAAGATGTTCTTGCCCGAGTACACAGCTCCAGCTGGATTTGGCCAGAGGGTGGGAACTACCAACGGAAAGGGAATGCGCTTCGAATCAGACCGGTTTAAGATGCCCCTTGTTGTCAAGAGATTAGGTGGACCAGTTTCAAACATTGTTCCTGTTTCGCGACCCAACGTTTTGAATTCGGTGTTTGGAGTTGAACTTCCCGAATCTAGCCAGTTTGAACATACCATCTATCCCGATTTGAATGGGGTTGCTGAGTTCGAAGTCCCCTATTATTCAAACTTGCCAATTTCGGTTGTTGCGGATGAAGGTGTGAACGATACGACTGTTGGCCCTATGTTCACCCGATCTTTGCTTGAAGTTCAAGTTGGATTGACCGATGATTCACTTGACGTTCCCTCCATCGAATATGTTGGAGATGGTTCCCCTAACATGAATTTGTTTAATAGAGGAGCAATTGGAGCTTTCCGCTTGATGGAAGCTGCTGGAGATGATTTCTCATTTGGATACCTTGTTGGTGCCCCCGCGATTCGTCTCCGAACCCCTTAATTTAATTATTTCAATTCTCATTTAATGTACCGTAAGAAAGAATAGTATAAATGAGTCTGTGTGTTTAATAAAATATTTATGTGTAGTCTATATTTTGTCAGATATGCAATGAAGAACCCCCCATGATCGTGACTGGGAAAC